TCAACAACGGAACGATTGATTCACTTCTCGCTCTTGACCTTATTCAAATTGCGAAAAAGAAAGATGGTCGCTTTGCTCACATGATTCAAGTGGGCAATGTTGGACTTACTACTCGATCACGCAATGTTGTAGTTAAAACATTCTTGGAAACAACAGATTCCGAATGGCTTTTAATGATTGACTCAGATGAGCGACTTTCAACTGATACTTGGCTCAAGCTCATAGATGCTGCTCACGATAAGGATCGCCCAATTGTTTCAGGGTTAGTTTTCGCAGCATTCTTTGACAATAGCGATGCGCTTCGCCCAGTTCCAACGATTTATCGCATGGATCCTGAAAAGGGTTTGGAAGCAATTGATGCTTATCCGCTTGACTCAATCATTGAAGTTGATGCTGTTGGAACTGGATGCCTTCTAATCCATCGCAGCGTTTTGCTAGATATGCAACAAAAAGCAACGCCGAATCAAGGCAAGGATTGGGCTTGGTTCGTAGAAGGCGCAATTGATGGAATTTATTTTGGCGAGGATTTATTATTCTCCAAACGCCTAAAATCTATGGGCTACAAGATCCACGCCCACACCGGCGCGATACTGCCTCATCACAAACAATTTTGGTTGGATGAACGCCATCACAAAGCGATGCGCGATCATGCAATTCAACAAGCCAAGCAAGAGGGTTGATCGTACCCCTGGCGATCAACCCTCTTGCCCTACTTTTAAGGAGTGATTCATGGCGCTAACAGGCTCTTATGATCTCGGCGATAAGGTTTATTTGACTTGGAACACCGTTGATTCATCAGGTGCAGCAGTCAATCCTGGCACAGTAGCTCTGAACATCACCCTTCCAGATGCCACAAATGTTTCAGTAACCACAGCAACTTCGGTGACTGGAACCTATACGGCTTCATATCAGCCAACCCTAGTTGGTCGACACATCTTGGCGTGGTCTGCCACAGGCTCATGGCCACAGGCTTATTCCGACACATTTGAAGTTCGTGACATCAATGACATTGGCATTGTTGGCTATGACGAAGTTTTGGAATATCTAAACATTCCATCAGCTAGTGCCAACGAAAATGAAGTTCGCCGATTCATGGATGCTGCTACCGACTTGGCTGAAACTTATGTCGGTCAGGTTCTAGGTCGCAGAACTTTCACTAACGAACTCTACGATGGCGGCACTGAATTCATTCGTATCCGCAATCCAAAAGCAATTTCCATAACTTCGGTTTATGAAAATGGCGCTTTGGTATCGGCAAGCAATTATGTTCTTGACTACACAGGGCAACGCCTATATCGAATTGGATCAGGCACACTTTATGCCACCAACTCTTATGGTTATTGGACTGGTGGCATGAACAATGTCCAAATCACTTATGTTGCTGGATATGTCAATCCACCAATGAGCGCCAAGCAAGGTGTCCTTGAGATTATCCGTCACCTATGGCAGACACAGCGCGGCTCAATGAGCGTGATGGGTCGCTCACTTGGCGGCGATGAGCTTTACGCAGCACCGACTTATTCCTTGCCACGCCGAGCAATGGAACTTCTTGACCCAACCAGTTTCCCAGGTATCGCATGACAGTCTCAATGGCTTTCCCAACGATGGTCAACAAGATCATCACAGCCCTTGGCGCAGCCTCATCCTTGACCGGAGTGAGAGTCTTTGACGGCGCTGAAGTTGACTTCTCATATCCAGGAGATGCAATCGCCATTGGCCACGATGGTTCATTTGGCGATTCTGAAATGCAGGTTGGTAATATCCAAGACACTCCATTTGCTTTCACAGACTTGCATGAGGAATCAGGAACAATTTCCTGCTCACTATGGTCGCAAGATGGATCAACTGACATCGCATCTCGCAGAACTAGGGCATTTGCAGTCTTGAACGCAATTGACACAGTTATCCGATCAAATTCAACATTTGACGGAACTTGCCTCTACTCAATCCTTTCAGCCAATACCGTCAGCTATCGCCAAACTGATATGGGAGTCGCGGTTGTCCTTGACTTTACTATCAGCTACCAAGCCCAGTCATAAGGAGAAATAAATGGCTTATACAATCATCAGCAATCGCCTTGACTGCAAGAAAGTTGAAGGCGATTCAATTACAGACAAAGAATTGCTTGAAATGGGTGCAAACATTGAAGCACTCATTGAAGGCGGTCACATCTTGGGGGATGCGACAAAAGCAAGTTCAACACAAACCTCAAAAGAAACTGCCGCGCCAGTGGTAGAATCAACATCAGCAATCTCTGAAGGAGCAACCATCAATGGCTAAAATAGTCCTAACAGATGCAAAAGTGACGATCAACTCAGTCAATCTCTCTGATCATATCAATAGCATCACTCTTGAAACAAAAGACGATATTGTCGAGACCACTGCATTTGGATCAACAGCCAAAACACGCGTTGCCGGACTTGTTGACAATTCAGTGACACTTGACTTTATGCAAGACTTCGCAGCAGCAAATGTTGAAGCAACAATCTATCCTTTGATTGGAACAACAACCACAATTGTTGTTCAACCAACTTCATCTGCTGTCGGCACAACAAATCCAACATACACATTCACCGCGCTCATCTCAGAGTGGTCACCTCTTAAGGGTGGAATTGGTCAGTTAGCAACCGCATCGGTTACTTGGCCAATTAGCGGAACTATCACAAAGGCGGTTGCATAATGGCAAAGCTAGTCCTCACAAACCCATCAATCACAATCGGTTCAACCGATCTTTCGTCATACATAACAAGCGTAACGCTTGACACAAAATATGACATTGTCGAGACCACATCATTTGGCTCAACAGCCAAGACTAGAGTTGCCGGACTTGCTGACAATTCCGTAACTCTTGACTTCTTGCAGGACTTTTCGGCATCAGCTGTTGAAGCAACAATTTATCCGTTGCTTGGAACTAGCACCTCAATCGTCATTAAGCCAGTTGCAACAACAACCACAACCACAAATCCTCAATACACCGTTTCCGCGATTGTTTCAGAATGGTCACCACTTAAGGGTGGAATTGGTCAATTAGCAACAGCATCGGTCACATGGCCTGTTTCAGGCACAATTGCAAAAGCAACTTCATAACAACTAACGAAAGCAGGGGTTAAAAATGGATGGATTAGCAGTTAAGGTCAATTTGGTTGAAGGAACTGAACACACTTTTTCCTTACGGCCAAGAGTAATTGTTGAATTTGAACAAAAATTCAACAAAGGCTTGGGCAAGTTGATCGGAGATGAGCAGAAACTTGAACATCTCTATTATCTTGCTTGGGCATCGCTTAAAGCCAATGGAATCGTAGTTAAGCCATTTGGTGCAGACTTTCTTGACACTTTGAAATCAGTTGAGTTGGTCGTTGACCCTTCCTTAGAATCCACCGAGACAGCCTGACCTATTCAATAGCAGCTCTCTCGGTGGAGACAGGAATTCCACCTAATGAATGGCTTGATGCTCCAGACGGAATTTTGGAAGCAACTTACGCTTACTTGAACGAAAAGAACAGAAAGCGAGAACAGTGATGGCTCAAGAACGACTTGTCATCACTGGTCTCCATGAAACGCTTGCTGGCTTGAAAAAGTTTGACAAAGATAACTTGGCAAATTTTAACAAAGTTATCAACAAAGAACTTCGTCAAGCCAAGCAAGCGGCTCAAGCCTTAGCAGTTGAATATGCCGCTTCTAATGATGCTCCATTGCGGAATTGGAAAGCTGGATCGCAATCTACTTCTAGCACAGCCAACAAGCGCCCATTTCCGCGTTGGGATACCGCCGAAGTTGTTCAAGGCATCAAAAGTTCAAAAGCGCAAGGCAAAGTTAGAAAAGGCGATTACACAACATCGGCTGGCGCACTTCTTAACGAATCCGCAGCTGGCAGAATCTTTGAATTAGCCGGTCGAGGAAAACGAAAAGTAAGCAATGACCCACGAAGCATTGCTTTTAAGAAAAACTTGCACAATCGTTTTGGCGAAACCTCTCGCTTGATTTACAGAATTGTTGATCGCGACAGAGTTAGAATTGAAATGGCTTTCTATTATGCCCTTGAACAAGCAAAAATAGATTTGCAAAAAGCCCTAGAATCCCAAAAGAGTTAAAGGAGAGTTAAATGGCAAAAGGCGCGGTCATTGCTCGGATAATCTCCGAATACTCAGACAAAGGCACAAAGGCAGCCACAAAAGATTTGCAAAACTTTTCCAAGCACAGCAACACCTTTGGAAAACAATTTGAGGAAATGGGCAAAAAACTTGCCAAAGCCTTTGTAGTTGTAGAAATTGTCAAATTTGGATTTGAATCAATCAAGGTTGCCGAAGCGGTAAATGGCGCATTCTCCAAGATGAATGTTGCTTTTGCCAATACTGGTTCAACTTTGAATTCTACTAGCACAGAAGTTCAAGACCTTGTTGAAAAAATGACTGGGCTTGCTTTTACTTCAGCAGAAGTTGCAGATGCTCTTGCTCGTGGAGCAACAAGTTTCCATTCCGCAACCGCAGCAATGGACAACATGGGTATTGCCGCTGATATTGCTC